TTCCGTCCTGCTCACCTACCTCAGGGTACACTGGAATCGAACCAGTAGTCAAAACGGTGGTGATGTGAAGTAGTTCCGCGCACTTCCGCCATCACGTTTCATTAAGCGTCAGGTATTTTCTTCGGACTTGGTGTACTTCCGTCTTAGGGTTTCTTCCACCTTACCGGGAAAGTTCGGCTATACCGCATCAACTCCTTATCAGACTCCATTTCTGGATCATGGTCTTAGGAGGACTCCTATTCTTTCAGGGCCTCTTGACACCTATTCACAATAGGCGCGACCAGACTGACGACGTCTGTTTGCTATCTGCCAGCTAATGAGACTGGTGCCCTTGCCATCTGCACGAGGTCTTGCCCGAGCCTGTTCTTTTTCCCACCGAAGTAGTCAGGCACCGTAGGCAGAAAGTTTTTACTGTTATCTAGCAGCCACCTCTGTGTGATGGGATTAGGACTTCCGTGCTGTTTTAGCCTCCATCGCACGTAAACGGGTTTCCGACCACTTTGGACGTGGTCCCACATTTCTCTGTCCTGAGTAGAGTTCACACTTAGATTGTTTCCTTTCTCTGTGTGAAGGTCCGGGGAGGATTTACCAAATGTGTTAACAAAAGGAATTAGAGTGGAGAGGATTGTGACGTTGCCCGTAATAGCAACGAATGTTCGGGGTCGTACCTCTCGCTGCTGACATCAGCGTATAGCTCGGTTGCATTAAAGGAGCCACCACTCTAACTTATTAGAAGAGAGCCTCAGGCTCTTCTTCGATCAAAGGTTTAAGTTTCTCTTTCTCGTGTTCAGGATAGTCACTGTCTGGATTGAACTCAATCAGATTGTCTACTCTGAGTCCTTCCCATCTAGCTGCCTTCTTAAACTGTCCCGGAGTCATAGTCTTGTGCGAGTAGACGTCGAGCTTGACAATACCATCACTGCCATTACCAACTCTCTTGTCCAATGGCTTACCTTCACTATCAATAATCATAGGAGGAGCCATGCCTTCAACTCTGCCTCTGAACTTACGTTCACAGGGACGTGAGAAAGAAATATACCAACCATCATCATCCATCTTAAGATGATTTTGAATACCCTCTTTCTTTAATTCTTTAACCTTAGCCAATGACTCTTCATTGGGATAAACAGTCACAGACCATTTGTTATATACAGGATCAGGAGTTACATTCTTACACCAAAAGATTTTACCTTTGATGAAGACTGTCTCTGCCTTACGATTACCAACCATTACTTAACTTCTCTAATATAATCAATCTCAATGTCACTTACATCCGGGAATGACTCACGGACGTATTCCCGACCGAACTCATCAGCCTGATCTTCCGTGTCAGCTTCCAGATTAACAACACCATACTCTTCTACCTTATAGGTAAATCCAATATCATACATGGGCATTCTACATTTTCCTTTTCAATGCGTCTGATACCAATTAATTCCGATGGAATAATCACCATGATCATTCTGGTAAGAACCAGCCATCGGACACCTTAAGCCGTATATTTCACCAGCTTTAACGATTGCCTTGTCCCATATCTGGGCTACTTCTAGAGCTACCTCCATGTTGTTCGGTGTTTCATTCTGCGCTTCATCGTGGATCAAATCTACAATGAAGCTATCTAATTTCTTAATCTCAGGATCAGCTATTGTTGCTGCTGTCTTGACTACGATGGCCTCGCCGGATTGTAGGTAGCCCGACATAGCCAAATGTCTTCTTCCACTTTCAGTGTCGCTAGGGATGCTAATCTTCCGCCCGTCCAATCCAGTGAACCACCCGCGTTTCGCATCCTTAGGAAAAACTTCTTCCTTAAGTGTCGCCCAACCAGAGTAGCGGGTGAGTAGACGATCAAGTGCTTCCTGTGTCTGGGATTGGTCACACTCCAATATCTCAGATAATTTACCAAGTCCTGCGCCGAGAAGGAGAGCGTATATGAACCTCTTCGCAGCAGCTCGAGATTTACACACATTACCAAGGATTCGCTGGTTAAGCGAATGAGGATCGGTTTTGTCATCTTTCTTCCCCTTGACCAACGCTTCAATAAATTCTGGATCATTGATATAATGACCAAATATTCTTAACTGAATACCCTCAGCGTCTACACCGCATAATAGTCGGCCTTTAGGAGCCCTCCAACATTGTCGGAGTTCCTTCCCCAAGAGTTTTACCTTACCTTGGGTATCGTATTCATTTGTGATGTTAGCTAGATTAGGCTTCTGGTGGGACATACGGTGCGTCCATGCACCAATACTCTGGAACTTCCCATATATTCGGGAAGTCTTTGGGTCTACCAGAGATAGCCACTCAGTAAGCGTACGCCTCCGTGACTCATAGAGTATTCGTAAGGCCAAGGTTCTAGCAGCGGGAGGAGCGGAGGGAGGCAGAGTAGATAAATTCTTTTCGTTAATTTTCCAACCATAAATTCCCAACCTTTGTAAATCATTATACAGTTCTTTCAATTTTAAGTCAAGCTCCTTAGGACGTTTCCTCATCCTACTAAGCTTGTTGTATTCTCTTTCCGTCAGAATATGCGTCTTCGTTTTGTCTTCAGGCTTCCACCCTGCTTCGTTTAAAATTGTAACAACTTGTTTAGGACTTGAAGGATTAAAAGGAACCCATGTGCAATAGCTAAAGCTAGCGCCAATGCTAAACTCAGACATACTATTACGAAGTAACTTTGGAATAGAAGAGAGAGAAATCGTGCCATACTTAGTCTCCTTAGGAGTGATCTCCCTGATCAACTTAAGCCTAGGAGGAAACTGTTCTTTAATCTCTTCATCTAATTCTTCTAACTTACTCTTAACTTGACTGAGAAGCTTCTCTGCCTTTGGAATATCAAATCCAAAGCCCTTCTTCTCCATATCATTTACAATGAATTGAAACTTATGTTCTAATTCAATAGCTTGTCTGTGATCTGGATTATTAATGTATTTAAGATATTTCTTATATATCTTCTCTGTGATCTCTACGTCTCGGAGACAGTAATCCTCCATTTCCTGAGACCACTTAGTCCAATCATCGAACTTAATCTTCTCAAACCCAAACTCTAATCCATAATCTTCGACTGAGTGACCATCCCTAGGATAGTCAACCAGTCTGGATATGATCAGTGTGTCAAGAAGTCTATGAACGCCGGGAATCTCAAGATTAAGAATGTCCCTACATACAGGCAGATCAAAGCCGCACAGGTTGTGCCCAATAATAAGAGAACTCTCTCGCACCAGAGAAATAAATTCTTGTTTGACTCCATCGTCTTCACTCACATTTCTGAACCTGTGACAGGTCCCTGACTCGATTTCTTTGGCTACGATACACCAAATCTTATCGGGATTAACTAATCTGTTGGTTTCAATATCTACAACTAATTTCATTTATGCCTATTGTATTCCCCGGAGAGGAGGAAGGAGATCAGGAGAACTCTCCGGGGAATGTACCACACTAGAAAGGTTTCTTCAACACAATTGCACACGACTTCAGGATATTACTACAACCGTAGTAATTGAGGCTTGCAGCCGCAGCCAATACGAGTGCCCCTGCTACAAGCAAAGCGATGCCAGTCTTCATTCTTTTCTCCGTTGAGCGTAAATGCTCTAATAAATAAATCCTACTGCAAACGAGTAGGAACTTCAGTCATGAAATACTTCAGGGTTTTCTTCTGCTTCTCGATGGCCTGATCGTAACGACCTTCTTCATTGTTACTCCTCATGAATGCAATCGAGAAGCAGAAGAAAACCCTGAAGAACCACTCATTCTGTTGGAATTGGATTACCGTCCCCATTTTCTTGTTCTTCCTTCATTATTTGGGTTTGGATAATGTCGTAGAGTTCGTATTGCTTGGAGAAAACCACAGGGTCAACGAACCTGAAACCTCCCGTGGGATTATTCATATCGTAGCCAAGAAAGACAGCCTTCATCTGTGTCGGGTCTGATGCCACCACGAAATCTCCCAACTCAGGTGAAGGAGTCTGTCCTTTCCTCTTGGCGAGGAACCTAGTTCCTTTCTCCAACCTACTCAACCAATTATCGTCAGGAGGCTCAGCTCCTGCTCTGAACAATGGAATTATGTTATCCTTGGGTAAAATCAACCCGCTATCTCTCATTTAAATACCCTCTACAAGGCCATTAGAAGCCCGCTGGTGCGTTATTTTAGGTGGGGAGCTACCCCACTAGCTTGAATGGTCTCTAAACCATTTCCACAGAGGAAGATGCTTGGCATAGTTCCATGCTGTGGATGGATTGACTCCTGCGTGTTCAGCTATCTTTTCATAGCTGCCACCAAGAGCAATCCGATTAAGCAACTTCGCTGTTGTCGGTCCGTCCAGTTTCTTGTATCTCGACATTGACCTTCTCCAAATGACTTGGATCAGACACAAATACGTAGCCTTCTCGGCTCTCACACACTACACACATTCTACCACTTCTTAATTGAAATTGACCTACAACTTCCCCATTCCAAACCTTAGAGTCATTGACCCTGCGAACAACTTGAGTTCCATTGGGAAAGATTGTCATTGAAGTCTCCAGTCTATTGGGTCCAGCCCATTGGATATGAGCTTGTCATTGATGGTACTGAACAGTCTACTCCCTACGAATGGAGTCTTACTGTTCAGTGAACCTCTTGGGGAAGGATGGGAAGTCTGTAGGATTTCATTATTTAGAGGACTGACTAAGTCCATATAACGTTTGGCTACAGACCCTAGAAAGACAAATACAATACCTCTTTGGGAGAGAGATTGAATGATCTCTGAAGTCAAATAGGACCACTCTGTCCAGTCGTGAGAAAGACTCTTACCTGTTCCGCAACTTGGGACCGCGTTCCAGAGAAGGACACCTGCTTTCGCCCATCTTTCCAGAGAACCGTAACTAGGAATTGGGAGTCGTAGGTCGGATGAATATTCCTTGAGGATGGATAAGAGTGTCGGTGGAAATTCTCCACCAAGTTCCTCTGGAATTGAGAATGCAAGTCCCGTACAATACTTTCGTTCGGGATAGGGGTCTTGATCGTAGAGCTGCGAACAACTGATTGCGTCCCGGACAGTATCCGTCGCCGGGATTATATACAGAAGATAGAGTTCGACGTGCAGTCTTTTCCAAATTCTTGAGACGTTCATCTACGACCTGCCATTCACCTGTTTCAAAAAACTTAAGGTGTTCCCAACCCTTGATCCTCATCTTGAATTCCTCTGTATCTCTTCTTCGATCTCCTTAGGGTTCATACCTAGTGTGAACAATCTCCTACGGTATTCGACAATGTCGATCATTGTCTGTTTGAACTGTTCAGCCCAATCACACAAACACTCAATCACTTCATCTGAGTTTAAATCTAGCTTGCCCATTATGCAGCCCTTTCAAAGTCATCAGGTAACCCCGTGTACTCGTTCAGGGTATATGTTGCAGGATCAAATAATAGTTCACCAGCAGGTCCAGTTCTCCCTGAGAACCTGTTCTTGGATACTAAGAGTTTGGTGGTATTCCTTACTACTGGATCAGGGGAAGCAAGGTCACGAGACAAATCTATGCGAATATCCGCAACCTTGCTTATGTTCCTCGACCCACGAGTTAGACCATCATCATTGACATGGGAGACTATGATCAATGCGAAGTCTAACTCCTTGACCATCATTTCGAGACGTGTCGAGAGGTAGTCGAGCGCCCTACGTTCGTTGTCGCCTCCAAGACCGCTAACAACCATAGTGATGTGGTCAAGAAGAACATACTTACAACCGCGAGCAGATACCAAGAAGCGGATGGTATCAATAATAGTATCTGGATCATCTGATCCAAAATGACTATACACAAAAAGCCGATCATCTTCTCGTACAACCTTTTGAAGCGCACGTTCCACTTCATCATTGGGACTATTAGAGTCCGGTAGATGGACTGGCCGTTTGAGTTGTATTCCCGCAAGAGCTTGGAGGTGCCTTCTTTTAGGCTCTTCGAGAAAGATTGCGCCGACAGCATCGTTCGTCTCCGTTAACAGTTGATGTTCAATCGCATGCATGAATTCAGTCTTACCCACACCTTCGGGTGCAGTAACTAAGACTGACTCTCCAGTCCTGATCCCATACGTCATGAAGTTCAACGTGGGGAAAGGATACGGGATTCCTTCTTTGGGTTGTTCCTTGAGAATTTTGTTGAACTCAAGGAATGAACTAATGATGGACTCGGGAAGAAACCTCTTCGCGTTCCACCATACATTCCTCAGTTCGTCGGAAGCTCCGGTACGGACGTAGTCGTTGGGGTCTTTGTGTCTGACTCCGTCGAACTTGACGTCGTAAATCTTGTTATAGTCGAATAGCTTTGCGACAGCAGCAGCCGCAGCGCGTCCCGGTTCATCTGCATCAAACGCGATGTAGATACGTTCAAAGGAGTTAAGGTAGGCACGGTCGATTGCGCAATCAAGGTGAGCAGTAGCACTAGAACGTACACTGACACAGGGACTGCGAAGAACTTGATATAGGCTGAGCGCATCTAATTCACCCTCCGTTATGGTGATGTACTTGTGTGTACTCGGGCCGAACTTATTACGACCAAATAAACCAGCTTTGGCTATATCACCGATAGTGTGAAATGCTTTCTCTTCTAATGATCTAACTTTATAAGAACCATTAGGATAAGGGAAACCAATAGAAACAGGTTTGCCGTCTCCATTAATCTTAGTCTTTGTTCCAAAGAATTCAAATGTCTCCTTAGTAATTCCTCTCGTAGGTAAATATTCATAAGTAAATGTATCCTCTGAAATGACTTCAAACTCCTTATTGGGAGGAAAATATGTTTGGCAGGAAAAGCAGTAGCCGTGGCCATCTGAATACACACACTTGGCATCAGATGAGCCACAGGCTTCACACGGAATATGTGTCTCGGTTAGCTCCGACGGACTTGATAATATGTTCGACACCATGCTCTGTTCTTCGATTGATAGGTTTGGACTGAACCGTAATCGAAGGCAGAGATCAGCTTATCCCAGTATTCAGGGATGCCGGTGTACATCCAAGCTCGGATGACTACGATCTTCTCTACAGATCGACCTACATGGCCTTCTGGAGAAACGAACTCAATGTCGTCGGGGATGTTGGACAAGTCCTTGATAAACTTCAAGGAGCGGTACGGAACCAGCAATCTGACTCGATTACGCTGGTATTTTACACCGTTGAGCTTGTATTTGTCAAGCTCTAAGAAACACTTAGGACGAATTGCATAGACTTGTCCCTTGATTTTTGCAATGTCCGGGTAGAATGGGAGAGGTTTGATGATCTCCTTACTCAACATGGGAATAGGAGGCTCCCACGGAATATTGGGCTGCCAGTAATTGAACGAACTCTGAGTGAACGCAGGACAGACATAAGCTCCATCTTCAATCAACTTGTATTGGCTCTGTCCTTCCTGTGTCTCATCACAGGCGAAGTATAACTGGAATGCATATTGTTCCAGCTTCGCAATGTCTGGAGTGTACTTGGTTTGCTCAGCCATCCACTGAAACCAAGCTTTATCTGGAAGATTGTAGCCAGCTTTATGGCCCGGCAAAACCATGTTCATAGCCTTACGTAACATTCTCTACCCCTTGCTCATGTATGGAAGAAAAGGAAGGCAGCTTGCGCTGCCCTCCAATGGCGTAACGAACGGAGAAAACGTTACGCGTATTTCGACAGTCGTGGCTTATGGGCAGAGGGAGCAGGGGATGCTGGCTCCGTCTTGGTAGTTGTGGTCTTCGTCTCGGCAGGCGGAGCAGTACCAGTAATTTCCGAGAGCTTCTTATCCCCCAGATTCTTGAGGCTTTCGAGTTCCAGAACCTTTCTACGGGCCTCGATGAACATCAGCCAAGCAGCTTCGGGGTGAGACTTGATCAAAGCCAGAATCCCGGAGGTTTCGAATGTCCTCCAGTCGGCGATGCCCGGATGAATCTCCGAGAACACCGGGAGAACAGCTTCGATCTTCTGCATTTCCAACGGATTGCTGGTTGCATTGCTGTTGGCATCCAAGTGTTTCTTGATCCACTCGGTCGAAGCCTTGATTTGTTCCCCGTTCATAACCGGGAGCAGATTGTCGTCAGTTTTCGTCGCTGTGACAGGTTCCTTGACTGTGGTTCCAATCGCAGTCTGACCAAGTTCCTTCAGGTCTTTGAGGACCTTCTTGTTCTTGACCTTGACCGACGGACGCTTGAGCCAGTTCTCCGGAAGGTCTCCGCCGGTGATACTGCGGTACCACTGCTTGAGACGTTTGCCGTGAAGGTTGGCGGGAGGAGATTCAGTCCGTTCCTCCACAACTTCCTGCGCCACCTTCTCGACTGGATCGGTGGGAGCCGGAGGAATGACCTGAGGTACCGAAGGTTTGGCCTCAGGTGGTTTGTTTTCCGTGGGCGTATCCTCCGAAGTCGCGTACTTGCTTCGACGCTTCTGAGGTTGCTGCTGCTCTTGGACAATGGGAGCTGCCGCCGAGAAGCCATAAACGTTGGAAGACGATCCCCAATCGAACGTTCCACCAAGTTCATTTTTCCCGTGGATAATCGGGTCGCCTTCGAAAGGAAGGATGGCGATCACACCACGATGAGAGTAAAGATTGGACAAATCCTTGGCGAAGGTATCGCTACGCATCGCTTCGGTCAACTTCTTGGGATCATTCCCCAAGAGCTTGTAGAGGTCCTCGATCTTCGGTCCGAGATATTCTTCCATCACGCCGAAGAATTCAGAGGTTTCA